ATTATTCCCCTAACACTGGACAAATATGGTCTGATGGCGGCAACGTTAATCTTAGTATTGATTGCTACATACGATATTGGTTGATTGGCAATCGTATACATGTAAATTTAATGTTGAGCTTTCTCACTCCTGTCACCAGTGCCATCTATATGTATATTCCACCGGGGAACGGTATCCCAACTAATGCACATCCATACTATGAGTATGGCCTACTGACGTATGAAAGTGCTGGTATTCAGGGCTTCGCTAGAATTTACGCAACTCAGAGTGAAACCTTTTGGCGTATTCAGCGATGGCCAGTTGTTACCATCCCTAACGCGCAGACTTTAATTACTGGTCATTTTAGTTGTGCGGTTAACGGAATTTAGGAGAATCTCATGCCAGGACAAGCAGTAGGAATGCAAGACGTGAACATGAAGTCCGGTGAGATTTGCACTGGAGTTAACGAATATTTCAACCAGGCTATGGAAGTCAAACAGTATTTCGATATTGTTGGACAGGCCGGTTTAGTCGCCTTAGGCTTTACAGCCGGTGACGCAGACATTCTCATTAGTGCTTTCAACGATCTGGAAGCAGCTAAGGCGCAGTTCGATTCCTCACCATTCGTAAAACAACTCTATGGGTTGGGGATTAAATAATGCCCAGAATGCACATTCCTAAAGGCGTCCTCGTAGAACTGATGCAGAACGTTGTCAACGGTTCTATCGTAGTAGACATTCCGATCATGACCCGTAACCACACAATTTATGTGCGCGGTGTCGGCCCGGTTAGTGCAGGTGCTGTGCAGTTAAGCACTTCCTCGGCTAACGGCTACCCGGATACTTTCTCCCCGTTAGGAACCCCGGTTACTGTGCCGGCTAACGGCGAAGCCCACGTCACACTCTCGAACACCCCGCTTAACTGCCTAAAGGTTAGCGTCTCTACGCCTGTCACAGGCGGTAACGCGATCGTTCGATACATCGGAAACTGAATGCGGACGGCTAAAGAACGCCGCGACATAGCCCGGCTAGGAGCCCAAACATTACATTCCTCTGGCGGGCCTTCTACTGTTTTCGATTCTAGCCGGGCTACTCAGGCGATAAACAAACGTTGGGAAAAATATCGTAATGAGCGACGGCAAGATTTGGAAACCACACCGACGCCAAGAGGAATTCCTACAGATTCCGCATAGTATCTTTGAGGCTTTTTTCGGGGGTGCGGCAGGGCCAGGAAAAACCGAAGCCCTGATGATGTTGCCGATCGCGTATGGGTTCTACAAGCATCCAAACTTTAAGGGCATTCTGCTTCGTAGAACTCATACCGATTTAGAAAAGGAAATCATCCTACGGTCCCAGGAGTATTACCCACTAACTGGCGGTAAGTATAACGAACAGAAGAAACGCTGGCGTTGGCCCTCCGGGGCGGTAATGCAATTCGGTTACGCGCAATACGAGAAGGACATTAGGAACTATGACTCCGCGGAATACAACTATATTGCATTCGATGAACTCACGCACTTCACCGAATTCCAGTATATGTATCTCGCGTTCTCACGCGGTAGGAGCAGTGACCCTGACCTGCCTTCAATTGTGCGCTCAGCGAGTAATCCAGGTAATATCGGACACGGGTGGGTCCGAAAGCGTTTTATCGAGCCAGCTAAAGAAGGCCGAAAGATACTCGAAGAAGAAGTAACGGATATCACGGGTAGGAAGACCATCAACAAACGGATCTTCATACCGGCAAGTGCAACTGATAATCCGACACTTCTGAAGAACGATCCGGGTTACTTAGCCCGGATGGAAATGTTACCGGAGGCGGAACGCCGAAGCAAGATCTACGGTGATTGGTGGCTATTCTCAGGTCAGGTATTCGATGAATTTAGAACAGAGCATATACCTAACGAGCCTGACAATGCCATACATATTATTGATCTTAAACCACAGGATATTCCAGTCTGGTATCCTAGAGTGTTCCATCTTGACTGGGGCACCAGTGCTGCAGCTGCTGGATATTGGGGAGCTATCACGCCCGACGCGCGCTGCATAGTCTATCGGGAATACAACGAGAAAGGCAAGAAAGTTGCAGATTGGGCTAATGACTTTGTTGAATTGTCACATGGGGAAAACATCCAACAGGTCGGACTATGCCATTCTGCCTTCCAAGATCATGGGCATGAATACACACTCGCACAGCAATTCGCACAACACTCAGGTCACGTTCCAGGCAGTTCCGGGCGGGATCGTATTGGCGGAAAGTTGTTGCTTCACGAATTCCTCCGATGGAAGCCTCTTACTAGATCTCCACTCAGTAAGGACCAGTTCGACATTGCAATAGCTGATCGTCTGTTTAGGATCTACGGCAAGGAACGTTACGATCATTACTGTAAGATGTTTTTACCACCGGAACCAGAGAAGAATCTCCCCCGGTTATTAATCTGTAAGGACGTAGCTCCCAAGTTAGTCAACACGATTCCGTTATGCGTCTATGACGATACGAATCCTGAAGACGTAGCAGAATTTAGCGGCGATGATCCTTACGATTCCATTCGGGGCCTCATCAGAATGGTTGATCGTTATGCTAGTGAATCATCAGTTAAGGCAGCCGAACTGGCAAGAACGGCTACAATCCTCACTGATCTTGACAGGACAAAAGATCAGACCACTTTTTACCGGCGTATGGAAGTATTGGAACAGTCTCAGAATGCTGGCTTTGGAGTTCGTCGTCACTCTGCTCGGGGGAATCGAATGCAGAGAATGCCTCGTTAAAGATTTAGAAATTGCGCGGGCAAACGAACGAACTGCACAAACTGGCGAGAAATCTCTGAACTGGCAGAAACTGTGGCGTGAAGAACAGGGCAGGGCCGAGGCACTTCAGGATAAGCTCGATACGCTTTCAGGAATTAACCGGGCTATGGGCGGTGTATCCGAACCTGAAGTTAAAGCATTCGGCGGTTTTCAATCTTTGAGATCACGAACCCAACAAGCCACACGCGAATCACTAGAGAAACGAAACAAGGCTAGGACTGAGGAGCAGTGAAATGATTCAACAATATGGTCGCGGAGTTGGACAAGGTTTATTAGGGGCTACAGCGCCTGCCGTTGCTAATAATCCTACGCCGACCGTAGGTGTTGCAAACTCCGGCATCAGTTCTGGAGCACTAGACGTTTCCGGAGCCACTAAAGGTTCTCAGCTAGGCTACGGTTCTAGAGTAGCTAGCAAGCGAAAACAACGTGGCGAACTGCCTATGGCTGATGAGGAAACTCTCGCCGGAATTGGTGGGTCTACTAAGCCAGAACATGAAGAATTAACTGGCGGTGGTGGAATGCCATATAAGGGCGGCCCACTACAATATACGACTGGTTCCATTGGCGGAACGCCTGCCGCTAAGACTCCTGCGCTTCAGAGTGCTCTGAACAATAGTCCTGTAATGCAGCAAGCTAGGGGACAGATTTCCCCTATGGCGATCAACAATAGAGGTCCAGCGGTAGGCGGCTCCGTTACTACTCCAGCACAAGCGCCATTAGCAGGTGCAGGTGCAACCCCAAGATCTGGAGTTCCGATGTCAGCCGGAGTTCCAATCTACGAGAAGGACAGGAATGAATATAATCTTCATCCTGGCGGGCCGGGCTATGCTGGTAGTTTAGCAGAGCGTATTAATCTCCAAAATCCTACCGGTAGAGCAGATTTGCCGTATGCTCAGGGCGGCACTAACGGTGGCTGGATTGATGGTATTGGAGAAACAATTTCGATGGGCCGAAGCATTACTCCGCTTCTGGCTAAGCAGCAGGAACTTCAAGCCCTCAGATTAGGCATCCCGGCTAACTTTATTCAAGGTTTCAAGCAGGCTAACCCAGGCGACACGAATAGGCTTATTGAAGCTTATAACAGTGAACAGGGCGGTCAAGGCGTAGGCGGCCCAAGCTGGCAGAACTACGCATTACCTTCGGAATCTGAAGTTAACGATTACTTCGGCGCGCCAGCAGGGGCACCCCCAACACCACAAGCTCCTACGCCAGCAGGACCATCACGCGAAGAAATTGAAGCTGAGATTCGTGCTGAGATTGAAGCAGAGAATAAAAGGAAAGCTGACGAGGAAGCAGCAGCAAAGAAAGCACGAGTAAGCAATCCTCGTGGTAAGAAGCCCGGTGAAAAGTAATGACCACTAAGATTCTTGCAGGTGCTGTTCCTCCTGGTGCAGTAGAGCAGGAACGAGTAGTAAAAGCCCGCCCGAAGGGCGGTAAGTCAAACTTTAAGGTTAAGAAGCCCGGTAGTGGCTTTTTCGGAAAGAAATAATGGGACCAGGTGGATTTCCGCCGCAGGGACTACCGCCAGAAATTCCGGGGCAGGGATTCCCGCTTGAAGAATTAGACCTTGAACCCTCGAATTGGGTTGAGGCTGATCCAGAATTCCGCACTGATGTAGAGATCATTCCATCAGCACCGAACGTAGACGATACCGAAATCGGCGGGGAGAACCAAGATCTCGAAGACCAGCCCGCCGAAGAACTTGGAGCAATAGACGACATAACCGGGATGCCCCAAGATGTAGTAGACGCGGTGCTCACTGTCACCAAATACTACGAAGACGAAGACCGCGAAGCTCGGGAGCAGATGAATGCCTTCTACAGAAAAGCCGAGCTATACTGGCAGGGACTCCAGAGAATCTATTACGACTTCCAAGCTACAGACTGGAAACGCCTGGATAGTTCAGACGAATACGACCCCGACATGTATGATAAAATCATCAACATATATCGTGCTCATGGGGAATCGCTTATATCCGCTCTATCCATTAAACTGCCGAACACTATTTTCTATCCCGACGACGCTGACGTAGCTGAAGACATCGAAACTGCGAAGACCTACACTAAGATTCAGGAATTAGTTCAGAAGCATAATGACGGAATCTTAGTCTTTATGCGGGCATTGTTCTACATCTATAACCACGGGATCACGTTCGCACATATTTATAACCGGGCCAGCGAAGATTATGGAACTGTAGAAGTTCCACACTATGCAGATCAGCCAACAACAGTTCGCACACACACGTTGGTCTGCCCGGCCTGTATGGGTGCTATAGATCAGAAAGAAACTATCGACGATCCTATATCACCATTCATGGGCGAACCTGTATCTTGTCCGAACTGTGGGCAAGTTTCTGCACCAGAACCACAGGTAGAGGAAGAACAGATACCCAAGATTGAGACATATACCCAAGAGGCCAAATCGCGGACTATGATTGAGGTCTTTGGACCGCTCTACGTGCATGTTGCGCTATATGCTCGCAAGCAGAGCGATACGCCTTACCTCCGTCACAAATTCGAGCAGCATAAGTCCATGCTCTTGAATCTGTTTCCTAAGGCGAAAGATCACCTCGGGGGAATTTCTAGCCGGGATTTCACGGAACGTCAGTATAGGACTTTCGCTGGTTCGCGTGAAGAACTGCGAAACAATCTGCTTACCGTGAACTGTCAATGGCTGCGTCCGTGGTCTTATGATGCGCCGTTACAGGGCAACCCGGATTTAATTGCGAAGCTTAAGCAGGCATTCCCTAAGGGATGCTACGCAGTAATCGCGAACAACCGAGTATTCGATCTACGTGACGAATCGCTGGATGAGCATTGGGAAATTACACACCATCCGACCAGTATTCACATCCACGCAGATCCAATGGGGAAGCCATTAATCCCTATTCAGGAACTACGCAATGAAGCTGTTGATTTAGGAATTGAAACCTTTGAGCACTCAATTCCGGAAACGTTTGCCGATAAAGACGTCCTGGACTTCCAGAAATATTCGGCAGAAACTGCTAAGGCCGGAATGGTATATCCGGTCAAGAAGCCATTGGGTGGCTCGATTGGCGAGAGTTTCCATTCACTTAAAACAGCTACGCTCAATGAGGAGATCGAGTCCTTTATTAGTCGTCTCGACACTGACGGCCAGTTCTCTGTTGGTTCTTTCCCTTCCATATATGGCGGACCCAGCACGTCAGGATCTAAAACAGCTAGTGAGTATTCCCAGTCCAGGGCGCAGGCTTTACAACGTCTAAACATTAATTGGACCATGCTTAAGCATTGGTGGGCCAATACGATGTATAAGGCCACGACGCAGTTCGTCAATGCGATGGTTGCGGATGAGAAATTTGTAACTAAGACTCCACAGTCCTCGACCGGCTTTGTCAATACTTGGATTAGGCAAGCAGAATTAACCGGGCGAGTTGGCCGGGTAGAGCCTGAAGTTGACGAAGAATTACCAGTTAGCTACGCGCAGGTCAAGCAGACCTTAATGGAGCTTCTAACGCTTGGTAACGAGGAACTGACCAACTGGATTATGCACCCGAATAATTCAGGTATCGCAGCTAAAGCTGTGGGAATTCCGCTATATATTCCCGGTGCTGATGCCCGCGATAAGCAGATGAGCGAGATTGCTGAAATGCTTAATGGTCCGCCATTAGCTGAAGGTATCCCCTCAGTGCAGATTAACCCGCTTACTGATCAGCACGAAATCGAGGCGGAAACCTTACTGGTCTTCCTGAATAGTTCTACTGGTCAAGCTCAGAAGCGCATTAATCCATTAGGCATCCAGAACTGTGAGTTCCATTATATGGCTCACATACAGCAGATTGCCATGAAGATGCAGAATGAAGCTAACGCGCAAGTTGCAACTGCAGATCAAGATGCAGCCCGTGAGGCAAATGCCGGGGCCGAGCCTCCCCCCGTATAAGGGCTAAGGAGTAGTTATGTTTCGTATCAAGTTTCCACTGTATAGTCCTGACGATGCTGGCGAAGCCAGCCCTGAAGCTGAAGCTTTATCTGATGTAGATATTCTAGAGGACGCAGATGAAGAACAAGAAGAAACCGAAAGCTTTGAAGCCGCGGATAACGATCGGGAAGGCGACGAACCCGAAGAAAAACCTGCGAAAGCAGAAGACGACTCGGACACACTAATCCGGGTTTCTTACACGGACGTTAAGAAAGAATTCCCTGATCTCTTCAAGAAGTTTCCGCAGCTTAAGACTGCATTTTTCCGTGAACAGGAGTTCACCAAGCGATTTGGTAGCATTGAGGATGCCGACGAAGCGGTAGAATCCGTAGAGGCATTCCGCGCTATTGAGTCCACAGTAAAAGCCGGCAACGCCGGAGAGTTTCTTGATCAAGTTTCAAACCTGTCAGACAAGGCTGTCGATAGGTTTGCTAACAATTTCCTCCCCGCGCTCTTTGAGAAGAATCAGAAGGCTTACTTCCGTGTAACTGCCCCACTGATTCGCACTGTCTTAGCGGAAGTCTTAGAAACCGGGGAGGAAAACGGTAATAGGAATATGGTGAACGCCGCAAAGGTAGTTCATCAGGCAATCTTTAGGGACGACCGATACGGTAAAGTCCCTATGATGCAAAGGCCACAGGTTCCGCAGGACGAGGAACTTAGCCAGGAACGAAATGAGTTCTACGCTGGCAAGCACAATAATCTGATGCTGGACGTTACCAAGGACATCAGATCAAGGCTTGAATCGGAGATCTCTAAGAGCGTAGACCCAACGAAGTCTATGCGTCCTGGTGTCAAAAAGCTCATTATTGAGAAAATTGTGAGCGGTATCGACAAGGAAGTTAGTTCTGATCCACAGCACATGAATCGTATCATGTCATTGTGGCGCCGTGAAAGACAGTCCAAATACTCGGGTAGATACAAAGACAGTATCATTACTGCGTATCTGTCACGCGCAAGAACGTCTATGCCGGGTGTGAGGAAAGCAGTTCGTTCGGAGATCTTAGGGCAACAGAAGGACGAGGATGATAACAGATCCTCAAAGTTAAACCGCAACACTAATGTGCCGAGTGGTTCTGCATCGAGAGGCTCGTCTCGACAAATTAGCGTGACAGACGCACGCAAAGGAAAACTCTCCGATAAAGACATCATTGCACGGAGCTAAATGCCATGCAGGATAATGTTGACGTAGTTGCTACGCAGTTAGAGAAGGTCGAGAAGAACGTTCCGACTCTCTACGACAATGACGATCTTTTCTATACCTCAGTCCAGAAGGCTCAGGTAGAGGTCGTCTCCACGCGGGATATGCGTATTCCGTTAAAGCTTCACCCCGGCTCGGCTTTCGGTTACTTCGATACCGATAACGGAGACATGGGGACTGGCGAAGCGCCCGATTACGATAAGGCGGTTATCTCCACGGTCAACATGAAGTTGGCTGTGCAGTGGACCACTAAGGCGGAATGGGGCACGGACGACAAGCGTAAGGCGGTAATCAATACGCTTAACGACCTTCTGGCCAACTCTATGGCAGAATTCCGTCGTCAGTCGGAATCGCAGTGCATGACCGCTGGAACTGGCGTGCTTGCTACTGTCACAACCGCCACGCCTGCCGCTGGTGTCGATACCATTACCTGCACCACGGACGGCTTCGGTGTAAAGCTTCTGCGCGTTGGTCAGCGCGTTAGCGTTTATGACGCGACTCGTGTAACGAACAAAACCCCCGGTGGTCCTCAGAAGATCACGTTCATTGATATCGTTAACAAGACGTTCAAGATTGCGTCTGTTACTGGTATCGTTCCCGGTGACGTTATTCTTCCGGAAGGTTTGGTTGGCTCCACGCCGGTAGGACTCTATGGTCTGCCTTACCACGTTAGCAACGCTACGTCTGGTTCATGGCTTGGCCTTAACCGGGCTAACATTCCTGAGATTGTTGCTAACGGTGTTGATGCTTCTAGTGCTCTTGCACTGGAGCATGGTCGTCTGGCGATTAATAAGATCGGTGATCGCGTCGGGATTGATAAGAACTATAAGCCGGAAGCTTGGATGCATCCCGCGCAGGCGGCGAGCTACGAGTCTCTCGGAACGTTAGTTTCTATCATCCAGAAGCAGGCTAAGGAAGAAGACCTTAACCTGTATTTCGGTGAGGGGATGCAGATCGCTGGCGCTCCAGTGAAGACTTCATTCCTCTGGGATAAGACCCGTATCGACTTTAACATTTCCTCACTGTGGGGACGTGCAGAGTTGAAGGCGCCCGGTTTCTATACCGTTGGCGGCAGGAAGATTTTCGAGATGCGCGGTCCTTCGGGCGGCGTTGCTACCTCGCAGATCTTCTACATTGTGGCTTCGTGGAATCTTTTCCACAAGAATCCACAGGCGGCGTCCTACATCTACAACCTCACCGTTCCGGCCGGTTACTAGCAAGAGTGGGCCAGCCTGGTTTAGACTTTAGGGTGTGTTGCCTTAAGGTGGGAGAACTAGGCTAGGCTGGCCTACGAAACTTTTTGGAGACTGAAAAATGCCTGATGTGGATCTCGCTAAGTTTGCTAGCCGGGCGTGGATTAACCCTCCCGGTGGTGTAGTTGGTCCGGTGTTGGCTAGTGCTGCGGATGTTACCATTACGCATCCTATCCATCACGTTTCTGGTGCGGCAGCGCTTACTAACCTGTGGCCGCCGTTTCCCGGTTTCATCGGTGAAGTCACGCTCATTCCCGATGGGGCATTTACTACGGTTGCCACCGGAAACATTGGCGCCGCGGCTACTGCGGTAGTCGGACGTGCCATTTCTATGGTGTTCGACGGCACCAAGTGGTATCCGCGCTAGTGTTCTAAACTTTAGCCGGGCTGGTTGGATGTGTCTAATTCTGGGCTCATCTGCGAGGAACTAGCCAGCCCGGCTAAAACTGGAAACTATATGAGCGACGAACTCACAATCAATCGCTGGCTGAAAGAACACTTTGGAACTTCTTTGGACGGTCGTCCGAATTTTCGAGTGTGCTGGACTACAGGCTTACTGGAAAAGCGTCACGGAACGTTCAACGACTTTGTAGCCCAAACCGACATATTGATTCGGACTTGGACTGGTGTCAAAGAGGTTCCAAAGTATCCTTTCTACAAGGATCGCTGGGTTCTGGAGAAACTTGAATACATTGGTAACAACAAAGAACTACTAGAGAAAACTGGCTATGAGCCGCTATGGATATTCCAAACGGCTGACGGTTCATTCCTTCCACTGGTCCATAGAGCCGTCGCATTTTTCATGTTCTTCTATACGAATCGGGGTAACATCCGCACTCCGTCAGATTTTACTGATGAAGACACGGCGAAATTCAATGCGGAAGTCAATTACTTTAAGGACTTCCTGAAAGACAAAATGTCCGATCCTAACCAGATGGACTTAGTGAGGTAGCATGGACCCGACGAAAGCAACAATAGTATCAATCGTTCCGATCAAGATTCGGATACCAACTCCGCATATCAACCCTAGCACGTATGAAATTCCGGCGGCTAAGGTTGGAGAGATTCAGGTCTTAGTGCTAGGCGAAGCCACATACCCGATCTATATGGGTGAAGGCCGTAGCATGACCAATCGGGAACTGGCTATTACGGTTGCCGAACAGATTATGAATCAATACGTGGGTGCCCAACTTGGCTTAGGTGAAGATTGCCAGCCGGGAGTTTTCTTTGTAGTTGGCGCACATTTGCCTGGCGACATTCCTAATCGGTTCCCTGCGGAACTGGAGAAAGCTAATCGTCAGCAGCGTAACTGGTTCTCTAAGCTGGTTAATGAAGGCGACGATTGCTGGAATAAGTTTCATCGTTCAGCCGCGATTAGTGAACTACAGCGCAAGGCTTGCACTTGGCTTGGTATCCAGCGTGAATGGAACATTGACGTAGCCCGCGTAATCAATAAGTGTATTGCTTGCAAAGGCGACCTTCCGGACGGCGCTATCGTGTGCATGAACTGCAGAACGATCATCAATCAAAAAGCTTACAAAGAACTCGGCCTGTCGCAAATAGGAGCCTAATATGTTAGCTGGTGATGTAACCAAAGAAGCCGCGATATTGCTCACTGATCCGCAGCAAATGTATTGGAGTGATATTGTTCTTCTGCCGTTACTGAACAAGGCTAACAACGAACTTGCCTTATTGTTCGAGCGCGAAGAACTGCCTATCATGATCGAGGAACAGGCGCCGGTTACTACTGTGGAAGTCGGCGACAAGACTATGGACGAGATTCCTACGGACATGATAGAGCCTATCCGCATGTGGGAACGTGCAATGGGCTCCCAGGAAAAGTGGGCTGAGGTAGATCAGGTAATCAACATCGACAAGAACAATATTACTTCTAGCCGGGTGAATGAATGGGCGTGGCGTAGGAGTCAGATTTTCATTACTCCGCCTACCCAACCCCGCGAAGTAATGCTGGATTACTTCAGGAGTCTGCTTCCTCTAGATTCGGCAGGATCACTAGTAGAAGTTCCTAAAGCTAAGACTTGGCTCGCAGTCAGAACCGCCCAGCTGGCTGCGCTCCATGTGGGGAACAATCCTACGAGGTATGAGGAACTGATTCCTGAAGTAACTAAGGCAGAAGACATCTTGTTACGGACTATGGGTAAGCGTGTCCAAGGCGCATACGGCGTAAGGCGTAGACCTTATAGGGGTGCAATGAAT